TATCGTCAGTTCCGTCAATATTAAAAATAGTTCCAGACTGATCTTTGGTTAAAGTTGTTGTAACAGCAGCGCCAGTATTAAGTGTTGAATTATCTACAGTTACTCTAAAGTTTGGTCTTGCATCGTAAGTTGCTTCTACAGTGATTGCTCCTGTGGTTGCATTCTTTGAAACGGATTGAAATCCATTCTCCGATCTTACTGGACCTGAAAATGTTGAATTTGACATATATAGTCTCCTAAATTATGTTGCATTATCTTTGGAGTAAGTCTGCCGAGCCAGTTAATGCAACGGTTTATCTCGGTTTATAGGTACTATACTACTGTTAAGATTGTCTATCAATAGGAAGATCATCGGATGCTTTTTTAAGCAAGTTGTGACATTCCACAAGATTTTGGTAGGAACTTTTTATACTTTCGTCTTTACCAAAATGATCCATCAAATCCTGACCTATCATTTCAATTAAAGCTTTAGCAGTTGTGAGTCTGCCAGTGATATCTTTTATCTTTCCTTCTGGTTTCATAAGTTCTTTTATTTCTCTCCTCTGCCTTATGTTATAGCCCTTCAACCAATTTGCAACATTGATCTTCTTTTTCTCAAACTCAGAATAACTTTCCCACTCACGAATTTCATCTATGTTTCTGCCGCAACCTCGGCATATTTCGTCAAAAGGAGCCATTGATGTAGAACATACACCAACACAGGGAGAGTTTGCGAGACTTATTGTCTCATGTAGTGCAATTTTCATGCTATAAACATTATATGCTTACATATTATAAGGCTAAATTAATGTAAAAGTAAATGTTTTGTTTATTTTATTTTTTACCAAAAAGAAAGGGAGCCGAAGCTCCCTTTGCATTTGTAAGGATTACCCTTACCCCGAAAAACGGTTTACGCTCCTTTTGAGCCGAAAACACATCTTGGGTCAGAAACACCAAAAGAATATCTCTCTCTAGCTTTGAATCTGACGTTGCCAGTATCAAAGTCACCTTCCATAGAAGTTGAAAGAGGAGTTCTTTCAAAGTATTTGAACCCATTAGGTGCATCAGTCTTAATAAAGAAAGCATCTGGATCAGTCAAGAAATGATTAACGCTATAACCCTCTGGCAACATTCCCATGTTTTTAAGAGCGTTAATATCGTTATCAGATGTTCCAACTCTACCGTTAGACATTAAAAGTCTATCAGCCACAAATTGTAATTGTGGTGGAACGATAAGCTTCTGACCTTGAATTGCCAAAGTAAGATTTCTTTCATCTACGAAAGTAGAGATGTCAATCAAAGCATTCTCAAGTGAAGTTTCGTTCAAGTCGGCATCAGTTGAAGGCTCATTTCTGAAAGTTCCGCCATACGCTAGTGGGTGGTCAGTAGCACAAAGCTCTTTACCATCACCAAAGGTGAAGCTTGAGTTAAACGCATTGTTTAACACAGCTGCAGCTTTGATCTGCTTGGTATGAGCCATTGATCTAGCCAATGCTCTTGTGTACCTTGCTCCCAATCTATCGTATAGATTATCTTCTACTGCTTCTTCTGTTAATGCAAAAGCTAAAGCAATTGTCTCGTGTGTGTAACGAGCTGTGTATGCTTCTGTAGCATTGTCAAAAGAAACGCCTTGCCCTTCGTTTTTAACTGGGGCATTTCCGAAACCGGTAAGCATTACCTCTTCTTCAAAAGCTCTATCTGAAGATTCTTGCTCATAAATTTCTTCGTGTTCTTTTTCGTATCTATCGTATTCAAGACCGAAAAGAGCATTTAGACCGGGTTCGAGTTCTTTAATAAGTTGACTTCTTGAAATCGCCATTATTAGACTCCTACAGTTGTAGCATAAAAATGCTCGTTAATTTTCACAAGAAGATTCACGTTAGCTGAATCTGAACCTGTGCCCAATGTGTTATTGCTAGGGTCTGAAGAGACTCCAACAATACGTAATTGTGCAGATGTCGCTGCAGTGGTTCCAGATATTTCTACCTTAGAAACACCACTTTGATTATTACCAGCTGTGTAAACAATATCAGCGTTGTTACCAACAACTGTTTGTTGTACGCCTGAGGTAGCTGCACTTTGAACCTCGAATATAGCATCCGGGTCATCTATAACACTCGCAACAATATCTGAAGCAGAAATACTGCCCGGATATCTGTTAGAGAATGTTGGTTTACTTGAAGTTGGATCTGTATAGAAACATCCGTTAAATACGCCAAGAATAGTATCACCAGCTGCTGCTGCAGTGATGGTACCAGTGTTTAGCATTTTAACAGGGTCACCCATATAGATCGCTGTCGTTGCGCCTGAAGCAATTGAGTATTGGGTTTGTCCTCCATTTTGAATAGCGGAACCAACCGACCCAACAGGTTTCAAGCCAAACGGTGCATCTTTATTAGCCATAAAAGACTCCTATTTGTTATGGCAATCAGCTATCTTCAAATTTTTGCTGACCACCAAAAGTTACTCTACTTTGTCGGTCAGGTTTACTTATTGGCATAGATGGATGTTCATTCCTCATTAGATCATTGTCCACAGCATCCATTTGGTTCTGTGTTTTCTGCTTATAGTAAGCATTCCTTTGATCTACGAGATCTGTATCAATCTTAGCCAGCATTAAACCGCCGACTCCTACGTGACCAGCGTGTCTGCCATCATCCATAGTTGGTAGTTCTATTCCTACTTCCTCTGGTTTGACTAATTCATAACCTTCTCTGAATTTAGATGTTACATTTCTGCGATCTTCCTGACCTCCGAATTCGGCACGTATCCAACGATACTTTGTACCCGGAGGCGGGCTTCCTGCGTCAAGTGCAGAGCTTGGTTTCCAGACCTTTTTGCGTGTGCTAGTCTTTTCACGTGTGTCAGCGGATCTTGGGATCCGAGTTTTTCTATTGTTATCTTGGTTCATATTTATTACCTTTTGACAAACCTAGCGTATTCCTTAAGTGGTACATTTAGCTTTTTAGCCATTTCTACCTCTGAAGGTGTAAGCTTTATTTGCTTTGAGCGCCCAGTTTTTGTTATGCGTGTTGCTGAAGCTACCGTTTGGGCGGTTTTAGGAGCTTCTTTCACGTCTGTAAACTTTTGAGGAAAATTACTTTTCACTCTGCTGTCTATCTCAGAATAATACTCATCGCTTGTTGGGTCAAACCCTTCATCAAGCAAATCTTCATGAATTGCTTGAGCTGCTCTGGTCATTACTCTGTCAGTTCCGAACCATTGGTTCTTCTCTGCCCATTCTAATGCTTTTCGGTCAGGTTTTGCAACAGCTTGTTGATTAGCAGCATAAATTTGTTGCTGCTGTACTTGATTGCTTGCATAAGCTTCTCTTTGTTTTTTCTGAACTTCTGCATTTTGTTTTGCTATACGCAGTCTTTCTTTTTCAATAGAAAGCTGTGCTAACAACTCTTGTGCTTCAGCCATTTTGTCTATATCGCCTGATTCATAGGCTGCTTTATAAGAAGCTTTTACATCATTTACTTGTGTGTTGATTCTAGTTTCAAATTCTTTTTGGTAACCATCATCTAAGCTTGAATACTGTTCTTGCAATTTTTTATTTTGATCTTGCAAACTTCTAGCATATTCAAGAGCACTCTTTTGCGCTCTCTCTGCTTCACGCCATTTTTTAGTCAGTTCATTAATTCTTTTTTGAACTGAGCTAGTGTGATCTTTTAACTCCTCTTCAGAACGAGAATCACCTGCTTGTTGCTCTTGAGATTCTTCTTGAGATTCTTCTTGCGAATCATCTTCAGAATCGTCATCAATCTCAACAACGTTCTCTTCTTGCTCTTCTACCAAATTTTTTTCTTCTTCTGCCATTTTGCGCTCCTTTATGTGCGAATATCATCTGGATGATGAATAGTTGCGATAACTTCGTCATCGTTAATAATACGAACTTCATGGTCGTCTTCTAAGCTTAGTCTACAACCTGCGTATCTACCAAAAATTATCCAGTCGCCTTCTTTACACCAAGGCTTTCCTTCAAATTTACCTTCGTCTGTATAAGCAAGATCGCCAACTTTTAAAACATAGCCTACGGTTGAGGCAACTGCTTCTCTATCAACGGTTTGCTTAGTCAAGACAATACCACCATCTGTCACGCCTTTACCTTTGTATGGAAGTATTAATAGCCTCCAGCCAACAGGACTAGGCATCCTCTCTAAAGCTGATTTATCTAGTTTGGAAGGATCTAAAACAAGCTCCGATTCTTTAACGTATGCTTTTTTTAGATTTAAGTTATCCTTCTTCTCCTCTGTCATTGTCGTCTCCTTTAAGCAGGTCTTGTAATAATTGCTCTATGGAAGTTAGACCTGAAAGTTCTCCCATGAGGAACTGGTATTGCTCCATGTTCTTAATCCCTCCGGATAATAACACATTTTCAACACCATCTTTAGCTTTTCTTATTTCTCGCAAAGTTTTTTCTGCGATATATAAACCGCTCATATCTTCTCCTATCTACCAAAATTAAATTTACCCGCTGGCAACCCCTGAACTGGGGAAGCTGAAGGCATAGATAATTCTGATATTCTTCTTTCTAAATCTGCAATTCTATTATCGTATGAAACTGGTTGTGGAATGTTTTGCATTGATCTGTTTATCAAGGCTTGTATTTCTGCATCACTTCTTGGAGCTACTTGCGGAATATTTTCTATTCTTGATTGTAAGCTTGCAATTCCTTGTTGAAGACCTGAGGGATCAAATTGTGGAACACGGGATAAAATGTCTTGTCTTAGTGCGCCAACATCTATTTGCTGTGGTTGTGGTAATCCAGCAATTTGTTTTTGTAATCCGCTAATTTGTCCTTGCAACCCTGATGGATCAAATGTTGGAACTCTTCCCAAGATATCTGATTTTAAAGCTTCAACATTTATTTGAGGAGCTTGAGGCATTTTTATTCCTGATTGAATTTCTCTTATTAAGCTTTCTCTGTCTATTTGTTGTTGAGGAATTTCTGGTAACTTAAGTTGAGATTGAATATCTCTTATTAAAGACTCTCTGTCTAGTTCTTGTGGTTTTGGTTGTGGTAAAGATCCTAAAATGTCTTGTCTTAATAAGCCAATATCTTCTTTGGTTAAAAATTGTGATGTATCTATGTCTGTTGGTGATGGTAAATCATCTCTAGTTAAAAACTTAGACATGTCAGGCTGCGGTAAATTATTTGGATCAAACGCACCCAAGCCTAAATCAAATCTTAAAAAATCTCTTGGGTCATAATCTCTTGGATCGAATGGTCCATCAAACGGAGGCTCGAAAGGTGGTCGATATGGCGGTGGTTCGTAAGGAGGAGTTATGGGTGCTTCTACCGGAGGCTCTGTTGGTGGAGTTACTGGGGTTTCGGACACAGGCTCTTCCGGTGGCATGTAAGTTACCGGTCTTTCTAAAAGCTCAAAAGTTGGGGCTTGCTGTGGAAGAGTGTAACCTTCTGGAGCTATTCCTGCTCCATAACCAAATGCTTCTATTCCTGTCCCGTATTGATCTTCTGGATACGCATACAACGGAGCAATAGCTTGTTGAGCTTGTTGTTGATACCCAGCAAGAATATCTTGCGTAGTTTGAGCATCTGGAGAATCTAAAGTAATTCCATAACCATATTGTTGATTAACTGGAGAATCAACTAATTCTAGCCTTCCGGTTTCACGGTTATATTGGTATTGAGCCACTTTTTAGAATACGCCTTTAAAATCGTTTCCTCTCAGTGACGCTCCTCCGCCTCTTGACTTACCAGCGCCATGAGATTTTGGTGATCCCGGATTTGGTAATTCTTCTTGCTTGGCATAAGGAACAGAACCCTGTCCTTTGATAACCATTTCGTTTTTAGCGCCTGAAGTCTTATGTGATTTTTTCATTATTTTCTACCTTTTGACTTTTTCTTCTTGGTTTGTTTTTTACTTTTTCCGGCAGCAGAAAGTGAAGCTGCCACCGCTTGTTTTCTAGGATAACCTTTTTTAATCATTTCTGCTATATTTTTGGATATCGTTTTTTGGCTTTTGCCTGTTTTAAGCGGCATCTTATCTTCCTCTTTGAATATCAAAAAGTTTAAATCTTTCCGCTTGGTCTAATCTCTCTTGAGCTATCCTTGCTTTTTCGCTTGCAATATTTTGCTGTTGAGCAAGACGTTGTTGCTCTAGCTGAGAATCTCTTTGATCGTCAGCTGCTTCTACTTGAATCCTAGCTTGATCGGTTTGAGATTTTCTCTGTAAGTCAGCAGCACGTATGTCAAGCTCTTGCTTTCTCAATGCAACCAAGGGATCTTCTTGAGGTGGAGGCGTAGTTGCTTGAGCAAACTCTTGCATTTGTTGTGCAAGTATTTGCGCTTTCATAGCTTCACGTTGTGCTGCTTTTTGTTCTGCGCTCATCATCTGCATCTGCATTCTAACTTGTGGATTTTGTAATTGCTGATCTACTTGTAAATCTGCCTTCATACTCATGTGTTCAAATATATGCGCTTGCAACATACCCATTCCTTGAGGAGATTGTTGCACTAATGGAGTTCCCATAAACAGCATGTGTGCTTGAATGTGAGCATCGTGATCTTGATCTATAAATGCTTTGGCTGGAATACCATCCATCATCATCAGTGAGTTCTCTGTTACTGGATCGGTTGGCATTGGCTTTCTTGGTTTCTTTAAAAGTTTGTCAGGATCAGAAACGCCAAGTGCATCGTACATTTTTCTGTACGCTTCGTATATTCCTTCTTTGCCATGAATCTCAGGATTACTGTTTACCAAAGTTAATAATTCTTGGGCAATCATTATTCTTTGACTCATGGAGAAAATATTAGGATCGGATACTGGTACTACATCTACACGATCATCAAAGTCTTTTCTCTTGATTGCTCTTGAGCCGCCAGAAACTTCGTAAGGGTATTCTTCTGGCATAGACTCGGCAAATATTCTTGCCAAAATCTTAAATTCCATTCTTTGGGCATAGTGCATTCTTTTATGAATAGCACTCATAACCTTTGTTCCTCTTTCTACCAGAGCAACGGTAGTTCCGACTGGCATCGCTTGATTAGAATCTCCCACTTGCATATCTGCAATGGCAGCAAATCTACGCCCACTTTCAACTAATAAACCAAGTAAGGAAAGCAAAGTTCCTGATGGTTCTTTAAATGGTAGTGGCATCAACGCATCACGTAGCGATCCGCCGGGTGCATCTACGTCTCTAAATTCGCCGGGCTGTATAGGTCTGTCTTCGTCTCTTACTCTAATACCTCTAGCTTTGAAACCGCCGGGTAGGTTAGACAAAGTTCCAGCGTCAATAAGTTGACGCAGAATCGAAGTTGAAGCTTTGGATAAAGATCCAATCATGTGAGTTAAACCAAAGCCATAAAATCCTAAACCGGGCAAGAATTTGTAATGCACAAAATAATTTATTTTTCTTTTGAGCTTGTCGTCTTCTTTGTAGTTTCTTCTAATAGATAAAACTGCACCGTTGGATTTATTAATGGTAACAATGTAGGGAAGTTTGATGCCTGTGGTTTCGCCTTCGTCATCCATATCTTCAAATCCAGATATGTCTAAATCTGTATGGCACTCTAATAGTTCTGCAATATCATCTGAACCACTGGATTCCATGCCAGTAAGTTTGTCTATTTCTGAATCTACGTCTGAGTATTCTTCAGCGTTATCGTAAGTAGTTAAAGGTACATCTTTGTAAAAGCCAACTGCAATTTGTTTTCTTACTTCGTTGACCGACATCTTTACTAAGTGAGTTACTCTGGGAGAAGATTGTAAATCTGAGGCACCATAAGGAACGTACAAATCTTCACTCGGTACAAATTTTGAAACTGCTCTGCCTAAAGTTTGGTCGTAGTAAACTTTCTTAAAGGCACTTCCAGAAAGTGGTAAATAAAATAACAATAGATCTAAGTCAGGATCGTATTCTTCCATTTTGTACATGATCTCGTAGTTCATGTAATCTTTTACCCTTTGAGCTTGCGCTTCAACTTCTGGGTTTACCTCTCCAATCACCGCTGTCTTTACCGGACCATTTGCAGGTAATAGCTCTTTATAAGCTTGTGCTTGGAATTGGGTTACGGACTCGCTTAATAATGGGTGGACAACTCCTGACGCTCCCTCAAAAGGTTCAGACCTTTCCTCATCAAATCGCATACCCAAATATTTTAAGCCATCCGTATATGTTCTTTCCCAGTCTTCTCTTGAAGACTTGTCCTCTTCAAAGTTATTTAAAACTTCGTTGGAAACTCTTGCTAGTTCTGCAGCATCTAAATACTCTGCTATGTTTTCACCGAACTCAACTTCGCTGACTTCTAACTCTTCTTCTACTTCACCAAAAACAACGGAACCGTCTTCTAGTTCTACGGTACCTTCTTCAAAAGTTGTTTCTTCTAATTCTATTTCGTTGCTGAAATCTGCAACGTCTAAATCAACTTGTTCTTTTTTGTTAAGAGCTTTTTCAACTGCCATTGTTTTACCTATTGTTCAATATTTTTTAAATCTTCCTGATCTGAATTGCTAAGTATAGCACCTGCAACTGGAACAGTGACACCATAAGTTTTTACTATGTCGATAATTCTTGGATCAAAAATTACATAGTTTTCGCTAGAATCTTTTACAATTTTTCCGTCTTTTGATTTGTAAGAAATATTTGCATCCTCGTATTTTATTCCCTTGATTCCAACATTATCTAATTCTTGCGCCATTCTTTTATTGTTTGGTAATAGTATCTCAGGTCTTACCTTTTTTGTTCCATCGTATCCAAACATTTCCATTCTGACAGACTCTGGAGCATTCTTTAATTTGTTTAATACTGCATCTGATTGCTCAGAAAATGGTTTATTGAAATCTAGCAATTCGTCTGATTGTGCAGATATGTCAACTTCATACACTTTTCCTTGACTTTTTGATTTTACCAAAGGTTTTAGTTGCTTGGCTTTTTCTAGCAATCCTTCTAAGTGAGCTATCGCTCTCCTTGAATAAGGTTTTAAAGTATCGCCAACTTGCTCCATTACATTTTTTTCTTTTTGAATATCGTCTTGCAGTTTTTTAATAGTTTGGTTCATGTCTCCCATATTCATAAAAACCAAATCTCTAGTGTCTGGATCTTTTATTTGGGAAACTTGTTTCCCATCTTTGTATATTACTTCGTCTCCAATCTTTATGTATTCAGGTCTGTCTTTTTTATAAGACCTAGCTTTTTTCTCAGACTTGGTAAAATATAAACCATATCCTCGCATTTGTTGTCCAATGCCTGTTCCAATTTTTGAAACGTCAAACTTTTCAAACTCAAAAGGAGAGCCATGAAAAGCTCTAATACCTTGTGATACTTTTGCTGCTGGTAGAGCCATGCCTAAATAATCTAATGGAGTCTCTGGTTTAAAGAAAGACGCTATGCCTTTTCCTAGACCCATTAATTTTTGAGCTACTGGGTCTGCGGTGTTTTGAAGTCTTTGTAGATCTACGTAAGTTGAAGTTGTTGGAGATGCGGTAGACTGTGTTCCGTATTGGAGTAATTCTTCAGGGTATATTCTTTGATAGTCAAAAATATCTAAAGCTTGGTCTTTCATCAACCCATGCTTTTAATTTTTGCATCGTCTAGTGGTCCACCACTGACCCACGCATCGCAAGTTCTATTACTTGCACACTTAAATTTTAAGAACTGACAATAACCCAAGTCGCCTGCTTCGATTACATCGTAAGCATCTGCCGCTGGTTCATCGCCGATTCCTTTTTCAATACAATCTAAAATTTTGGTAGTAACGTTGAACGCACTGCAATTGCCGCAGCGTGAACTCATGGCTTCTCCCATATCTACGGTCTCGCCACCTTCTGACCAAAGTTTTGCTTTGTTCTTCCAGAACTTGTCGTTTTCTCCGCTATCGTCTAGTTCTGGGTTTAAGGGTCCATAACCGTGTTCGGCTATAGCTTCTTGTCTATTCTTGATATTGATGTCAACGTCTTGCGTAGCGATTGGGCAACCGCCTTCCATCTTGTCGGCTCCAATTGGAGTTTGTGTTACTAACTCACCTTCCGGTGACATTTCAATTGTTATTCTAACGCCCATCAGTAATATTGTACCCTTTTAAACATAGTATCGTCTTCTTCTTCGTCTGTGTCGAGTCTGATAAATCCACCTTCACGAAAACGCATGATGGCTTGAGTCATTGAGTCAACGTAGTCATCATGTTCACCATAAGGGAAACTTGCACATTCTTCAATAACTTCGTCTGCAAATTTCTTTTCAGGTGCCCAGACCATACCTGATTCAAAGACAGGAGAAACTGCGTGTACTCTAGCAATCTTATCCTGCCCTCTTACTGGAGTGTAGTTTACAACAGGAATACCAATTTGTCTTAATTCGTGGGTTAGCGGCATACCGGAAGCTTTAGCTTCAATCAACACCATCTCAGGTTCCCAGTATTTGTATTCTTCGTAAGCCTTTAATTTTAATTCTGGGAAATCCCATCTGCCTTTTCTTGCGTCTAATAAAACAATGGCTTGTCTACTGCTGCCTTCTTCTGGTGTAAAAATACCCCATGTGGTAATTGCCGAATAGTCTGCGGTTTCTTTTTTACTGAACGCAGTATCGTAAGATTGAATAATATAATCTACTGGTGGCAAGGAGTCCCTTTTCCAAACGTTCCACCATTCACGTTTAATGATCGCACCTTCTTCTGCGGTTGGATTCTGCATCCACTGGGCGTTCCATTTAGACACAGGCAAGGATGCTTTTACTTTTAAAAGTTCCTCTTTCTTCCAGAACTCTTTCCACAAAGGCTCATCGTCTGGCATGATTGCTGGAAACTCTATCACTTCCCATTGATCTGCGAACTGATCTCCTTGGGCTTTTAATAATTTGGCAGTAAGATCTAGCGTACTCCAACGTGTCATTACGACCACGATAGTTCCGCCGGGCTGCAAACGCTGACGAGGACCAGAGGTGTACCATTCCCAACAGTGTTCCAATAAATTTGGTGATAGCGCATCTTGCTCAGAATGAGGATCGTCAATAATCAACAAATCTGCGCCTCTACCTGTCACAGCTCCGCCGACACCTGCTGCGAAATACTCGCCGCCTTTGTTGGTTGACCAACGCCCAGCAGACTTGTTATCCGCATTGAGGGTAACATCGGGGAAGACTTCTTTAAATTCTTCTGAGTCGATAAGGTTTCTAACTTTACGACCAAAGCCTACCGCAAGTTCGCCGGTGTGAGTCGTCTGCATGATCTTCGCTTTTGGCTTGTTGCCCATATACCATGCTGGAAAGTGTATTGATGCAAACTCAGACTTTGTGTGACGAGGTGGCATGTTAACAATCAGACGCTTAATTTCGCCATTGACCACAGCGTTTAGCTTTTCTGCGACTATCTTATGATGACCGCCTGAAACGAAGCCATCCCAAACATGGTGCACAAAAGAGAGAAAGTCTGTTTTAGCTTTATTTTGCGACAATAATTTTTGGTAATGCGTCTGCAACTCAAGGAGAGTTTCCATATCTTGCTTTACTGAGTCATCAAATTTACGCATATACTGGAACAGGATTCTTTACTACCAAATAAACTAATACGCTGGTAGGCACAATATACGACTAAGTTGCAAAAAATGCAAAACCCTCTAGGGAACCTAGTCGGCGTTTACGCTGTAGGTTATGACATAGGGGTTTAGGCTACTGCTACAGATACAGGAACAGCTTAGAATTTTAGGGGGTATGGGTATCGCAGATCACGATACTAAAAATTAGTATTCCTCTAAGGATTCCTAGCCCTACATGCTGAGAGATTACTAGCTAACCAATAGCCTAGTAGCACCCCAC